TAACTCCCGTACGCATTCACTGTTCCACCGCTGCCGCTGTCCGGCAGCGCGGCAACTCGAAGCACGTCAGTAGAAACCGGCCCTTGGCTCAACACCACATCATCGAAGTAGACGTAATTGTTCGCCCCAGCCGTATTCTCGAGCAGAAACGCGCGCATCGAATGAGTCGTCGTGCTTGAACTCGAATAAGCATTCGGAACCCGAAATGTAATGCCGAAATTCCGCGTTGGCGTCCACGCATTCGCCGTTGCGACCTGCCAATCCGCCCCTGTGACGTTACAGTTGCAGGTAATGCCATTGTTGTAAGTAAGCGACGCATTCGTCGATTGCCAATTCGGTCCTGTTCCCGCCAGGTTCGACGTCCCCGCATAGTTCGCCGGCGTTAGAACGCGTGCGTTGGTTGCAATGTTCGTGATTTTGTCGGCTTCCGTGCAGTTCGCATCCGAATAAAACCGGAATCCCGGGCGGAACGTGTTTGACGTCGACGCAGACGCTACGCGAAACATCAGCGTGTATTCGAGGGTCGAATCGACTTGGATGCATCCCGAATTGATGCCCAGACCAGCCGTAACCCCGTCGCCTAGGCGTACGTTATAAGTTCCTTGTGTGTACGCGTCCGTTGCAGGGTTGGCGCCCGAACTTGCCTCCTGCGCGTAGATTCCGCTCCCCGGCTGATTGATGTTTGTCCCGCTCGCGCCGCCCCACCAATAGAGCGTTGTTGGGTTCTGCCATCCTTCGAATCCAGCGTTCCCAATTAAGTTCGGCCCCGCGAGGTCGTTCATTCCGAAATGCATCGACGGCTGCCAGTTATGCCCGTTGTTGTCGATAGCCACCATTGCCGTCGCTGGTTCATTCGGCTTCACAACTGTGTTCGACGAGAGCGAAATATATGGATCCAGCAGGTGAATCCCTACAGCTGATCCGTCCGCTGGAAATTGAAAGCAGTTATACACGTTCTCGCATCGGTTGTTCGGCCCGATCACCACGCTCTGTGCGCCGATGATGTTGAAGCAGATTTGCCCAAACGACGTGCTGGCCGCTTCGCAATCGTTCCCGTAGAATTCGTCGTTATCGGGATAATTTCCGTTCGTGTCTTTTGCGAAGACAAATCCCTGCGTGCCCGTGTTTTCGGCAGGCAAATAGCAGGAGTTCTGTTCCATGACGATCGAGTTAAAAACCCCTGCCAGATATGAACACGTATCGTTCTGAGACTGAGGATCGAACTCGTTGTGCTTGATCAGCGAGTTTGTGGAGTCCAGGTCTCCCGTCGACGTGTTCCCGTAAATCCCATACGATCCTCCGCCCGTGCCTAGAACAAACCGGTTGTTCTCAATGTCCGCGTGGCCCACGCTCGTCACATTTAATACGGTCGAGTTCGCACCGTTCGCCTGCAAATACATGCCAGTGATGTGCACCCAATCTACGTTTCGCGTGCTGGCACTCGGATTGTCCACCGTCGTGCACCCCGCAATACCGCACGCGATGTAACCGGACGCGTCTGGTCGCGGAATCGTGCCAGCCCCGGTCTCCTGATATCCGACCAACGACGCGCCATCGCCCCCCAGCTCGATCGCATCCTTCGTCGTGCTGTCGTTAACCGTGAGCTGTGCCTGACCCCATAACAGCGTAGTACCGGTTGGAATCGTAATGTGCGAGGTTGCTGTCAGTTGCCCTGTTAGTCCGCGTGCGTCACAAAGTCCCGACGAGGTCGACGCTGCCGTGAGACATGCGTTGATCTTGGCCGCCGCATCAGCGCCAGAAAATCGTTCGGCTTTCTGTACCCCGTTCAGCGAATTGACGGCGGCACTGCCATTCACATCCAGATTGAACTGCGGATTGGTCGTATCGATGCCAAGGGAAGTAGGCGTAAAACGGTGCGCCGACTGCATCACGTTATACGGGGCCACCTGATCGCAGCAGCCAAACCCACTGCCGGTATCCGTGAAACTCGTTGTGCTTGCGCCCGCAACGAAAGTACTCCAGTATTGCGCCCCGGCGTTGTAGAGCGCTGGCGTTCCTGTCGCTCGAAAAATGCAGTAACCCACGTTCGTTGCTGCGCCCGTCGGCGCCGCGGTCCATGAAAGCGCGATCGCGTTATTTGACCCGCTCGGCGTAACCGCAGGGCTTGCCAGCGAAGGTGCCGACATGCTGCTCGCACCGCATCCGCGTTCGTGGTACTGCGAATGAAATAGTAGTAGGTTCCCGCCGCGAGGCCGCCTCCAGTTGTCGCTGTTGTCGTAACATTCGTCGGTGGCAGCGTGCTCGCAAAACCTACATCGATGGTCCCCTTAGTCGGTTGATAAAGTTGCGCATTGTACCCGTAGCTCGCTCCGTCACCCAGCATCAGTCCTTGTTTTGGATCTATATTCAACGAGGAAAACGAATTGCCTGCCGCGAATGCCTCCAGTGACGAGCCATCGCTCGAGGGTCCTGGATCAGTCCGCAGGCGGTTCGTGTTGGATGTATTCACCACCGATACGATTCCTGTCGAACTTTGCTCCGTACAGTCACCGAGCAAGTTGCCATTGCCGTCAACAACTGTAGTGAGGCTGATGCCGATTCCCCCACCGCGAATATCGCAGTTTGAAAGGCCTCCAGCCTGCATTACAACCGCCCCTATAGGACTATTACTCCCGGGGCCATCGCCCTTCATATGCAAGCCCGACAAAACGGATCCGCTCGAATTGAAGTTCACAACCGATGGCATCGCGGTTGCGCCTGAGTTGCCGGTCGAGTTTGTTACCCGAAATATTGCCTGTGTCGGACTTTCTACCAGAACGTTTCGCACATGGATATTACCCGGGCCCGAACAACACGTGTTCACGCGTTGATCGTAATGGATGCCCGACCCAATCCAGAAATTTCCGCCGGTCCCATCGAAGAAAAGAAGTCCCGAAGGCTGCACTTCTGTTCCTCCAAAATCGGCACCGATAATGAGAACGTCGTCTAAGCTTCCGTTGCCCGCCTGGAGGCAGCCGCCCATAAAACTGACTTGGAGTGCCTGCGAGATCTTCAGCGGTACGTTATCGGCATCTCCCGTTGTTTGCGTGCTCAGACAAACGTCATCGAACGTAAACCCGTTGAGATCACCTCCGGAGGTTCCGATCAGATAAACGGCTTGGTTATAAGAATCGATACTCAAATCCCGTATCGTCGATTCGCTGCCGGCATTGGACGTTGGCTCGAATACCGGCCCGGCACCCGGATTGGCTCCGTACTTCACAGAGATATGGCTCATCGGCGCCATCGCGAACTGGGCCGTGGCATTCCCACCGGAACCTTGAATCATCAGATGCGAGCACCAACCTGTGAACACCGGAGACGTGTTGCTTGACCCTCCTTGCGGCTGCGAAACCACATATATCCCGGGCGGAAAGAATAGCGTCGGTCGCTGCACCGTTCCATACGCGCACACCGCATTGATGGCTGCTTGGATTGCCGCCGTGTCGTCTGTGGAATTGTCCCCTTTTGCGCCATATGCAGTAACGTCCACACGTGGTCGCGGGCCAAGGACCGTCTCGTTCCCGGAGACACTCAACGACGAAGGCGTGAACGTTCCCGGATTAAAGTTCGTCGTTGTCAGCGTTCCATTGATGGTTGCATTTCCCCCGACAGTTAAGTTGCCGCCCAGTGTCAGTCCGAAAGCCGAAATATCGTTGCCTGCCCCAGAGGAGGACACATCGGGCGCGAGTATCACATCTGGGTACGTTCGCGTGCCGGTAATTCCGGGCCCTGAAATCTGGATCATGTAGCGGCCGGCCGGCGCATAGAAGTAGTAGTTCCCAATTCCATCCCCCTGAAAAGGATTCGGCGCCGTCGTCGTTAAAGTTGCGTCCGTATAGATCGTCGCCAGCGGATTACATGGGTCGCCTGCCGCCGTTGGCTCACAAACGCGGATCGTCGCGCCGGGGATGGGATGTCCCGACGCACTCAGCACGATGTCGTCTTTTCGCGAGCCCTGTGCCGACGCGGTACCAGGAGTCATCGCGCGCCACACAAGCAGTGCCGCGATTATCGAACAAAACAAAGCTCGTCTCTTCGGGATCGGCATCGGGGCCTCTCTATCGACGTGAATTTCCTGATGAATGGTTGAACGAACTCGACACGCCAGGCGACACAGGTTTAGCAATACCACTGGGAGTCGCCGAGTCGCCCCTTACGATAGCATTTCGATACTCGGGATTGTCCCTGTGCAGGCCGTGCTTGGCTGCTCTCTCCTCGTCCAGGATGGCGCGGCAGTGCTTGCATACGGCTACACCACGCTTGATTCTCTCCCCGCAAACGGGGCAGTCCTGCATTTCCACGGCTACATATGCCCATTCGCGCTCGGCACCCAACGCCAGCGCAGCTCGGCGGTGCATATCCGAAATCTCGCGGAACGAATGTCCACGCGCCCACATCACGTCTCCCTCCGAAAGAAGCCGATGATAGAAAGCATCCCGTCTCGCCTTCGCGGCTGCCAGTTCCTCAGCCGTCGGACGCGGTCCTTCGCACACGAAACCCCATGATCCTGCAAGTCCTGCAGCAGGTCCTCCGCAATCTCTCGAGCGGAGATCGTGAACGGAAATCGGCGATTGTCTCCCAAGTCTAGAGCGTCGCTCCGCGAAGTGATCAAGAGCAATGCGTACGGCGTGCTCTTTACGCAGGCTGGGATGTGATAAATTCCGTGCGTCCTCGAAATATACCAATCCTGATCTGATATCGATCCGATTGACACTGTGGCGGCCGTATCTTCTCGCCTGGTCACCGTTAGCACGCTACCCGATGCGGTCGCCGACAGGGAAAACGCGCGGTGACGCACCGCGTCGCCAGCCCGTCAACTGCGTAGCGAAATCAACAACAGAGGCTTAGTAGCCGGTCGGAATCGCGAGATTGCTGATATATGCGCCCGAGCGCGGCGAGTCGTTCCACACTTGGAATCCGGTAACGAAGTAGAAGATGTATGCGGATGCCAAGCCGCCGCTTGCGCCGTAGATTGGAAACACCGTCTGCCCGCCAACATCATAGAAATCGATGTCTTGCATCACGGCGCGGCCCCAGTGCGATAGGTCAAGGAAGTCCACGCGAGTTGCGTTCGCGTTGATGCTTGATTTGATCGGTACGCCGGCCATCGTCTTCTCGCCGGTGAACAGCAAATCCAGATCGCTCGCGCGACCGCCCGCTCCTTCCTTGATGATCTGGGAAATTGTTACGCCGAGCTGCTCCCATTGATGCTCTTGCTCGAGCGAAGTGTACGCAATCAGCTTACTCACCTGATTCGAACCCAACGATTTCCGTACTTTGTTGATCGCCAGCCGTACCACCGCCGGCGTCAGCGCGGAATTGTTGGCGTTCACCGCTGGCGTTGCCAGCTCAACTGGATACGTCGAACGGTTCAGGTTCAGCCAAGTCCCTGTCGTCGCGTTCGTTTGGTGGTAAAGAATTCCGAAGAGCGACGTCGGCTGTGAACCGGTCAGTCCGTCGTGAACGATCACGTCGTTCGCGCTTGTTCCTGCCGGCAGACTATCCACCTGAATAAACGAATTAAACGGGTCGACCAGCAGCACGTTCGCCGAACCACGGTTTGTTGTCAGCGTCGGGTCGTACACCTGCACTGTTTGGTTGTAGTAGAAAAGCTGCGCCCCGGGCGGTTTCGCCATCGTGAACTGCGCCGCCACTCCAGACGGCAGCCCGCTCGTCGTGATCGAGCTGATCGTTCCTAGCACGCCATTCCCGTTCGTCTGCATCACCTTGTCGAGAAACGACCGGAACTGCGCCATCGCGTTCTTCACCTCGCGCTTGGCTGCGTTTTCGATCGCCTTCTCAGGCGAATTGCTCGCGTACTCGACCAACTTTGTCACTTCCACCGCGTGCCGGAAAAATACTGGCGTGACTTGTGCCACGTCGTACGTTGTTCCCGACCCGCGACCGAGGTCCCCGCCATCCATGTTCGCCAGGCCCGCCTTGCCTCCCGGACGAATTTGCAGTGGCAGGCGCATGTTTCGCGAGCTGACCCGCTCCACGTCCCCTCGCTGCTGGATCATCGTCAGCAGAATGTCATCCCGTTCATACAGCAGCGGGAGTTTGTCGCGCACCTTCTCCAGTTGCAGCGCAACGGACTGCGCATTTTGCATTTGTGCCATTTGGTTTGTTTCTCCCTTGGAATCTGAAATTCTCGTTCGCTGAAGTGTCGCCTAAGAACAAAACCGCGCTCACCTTCGAGCGCGTTGGTCGTGCGGGTGTCCTCCTCGGACGTGGATGGAAGATTTGTAGCGGCGCCTTGTTCTTCAGACAGACGCTTTATGAGTGCTTTGACGGCTCCTGCACTGGCCGATACTGAGGTAGCCGCGCCAGTTCGCCAAACAAAATTCGAAGCGCAAAGGGAGGCTGCAAAACAGAATGTTCCGTCGTTTTTTCTAGACCTGACTCCGGCCTGCTGCGGAAATCCTTCGAAAGCGACCACACGCTACATATTCAAAATGTCCGCATCCGTCATCCGGGAGTAATTGATATCCCTTGGCGTGAGCGGCCGTACCCCGTCATTTCCTGTTCTTCCCGATCCGCCGATATCTACGCGTCTCTCGGCGACTCGCTGTCGTGCTCGCCGATCCTGGTTCGCCGCCACAATTGCCGATGTCCACTCATTCAGGACGCGTCGTGCAACCGCAGGCAACGCCTGCCTCGCTCGGCTGTTCACTAGTGAGACGATCGCCCGCCTATGTGCCTCGTCGAACCCTCCCGACCGGAAGGCTTCGCGTGCTTGGTCAGCGAACTGCCGGTCGGCGCGTAAACTCACATCCAACTCCCGATAAATCTCGCCTACTAATCGGTTCCGCGTTCCCTTGGAAATCTCTTCCGGCAGCAACCGCTCGACTTGTGACTCGATAGACTCGATCACTGCTTGTACAGCTCCAGCATTCGCCGTCTGAAAGAATTGTTCCTGCGCTGGGCTAACTTGAGCCTGCGTACTACCGTCCGCCGGTCTCGAGGCCGGCTCAGTCGTTGCCTTTTCGCTCTGTGTTGCGACGTTCGAAGTTCCCTCTCTCTGAGCGATCTCCGCCATCGCCTTTGCCAGCGATTGAAAGGCCGTCGGGTCCAGGGATGCCACAACTTTCGCGAGCTCCGCGTGGTCCTGCGGGCGCCCCGAGAAAAACAGAGCATCCATTTTCGCCAGGTCCGCCAATGCGGCCGTTGCGGTTCGCGCATCCTGAGGTGTTCGAAACGATTCGCGATACGCCCGCGCGTCGTCCCACGCCTGTCTCAACTCCGGATTCGCCTCCAGAATCGCGTCTAAGCCAGTTTTCTCCGTCTCCAACTTAGATTGCTCGGTCTCGGGCGCTCCCTTCTTTTGTTCGGTCTGCTCTTTAGGACCGGCGTCCCAATCGAACTCGCCGTGCCCCGTCCGGGCGTCACTATCTGGCGCCGCACCAATTCCCAATATTTCGTCGTCCGACGCGTTCCTCATCGTCGTCGGCCTTCCAGTCGTGTCGCTCTGGCGCGGCCGCACCCCGGGTTGAGTATGGCCATCATTTGCGTAAGTGGCCGGTCCAGTTGAGCTCGCCCGCACAGCCTCCTGCGCTGCAATTCCTGCATTTACACTCATTTGCAATCCCCCGAATGCCATATCTGAATCGGATGAGCCCGCTCTCGTGTTCTCTCGTCCGTGTCGTTAGCGATTAGTCACAAGGCGCTACACTGATTCGCTCGTACTATTTCCCCGTTTCACCCAGTTTGAGAATCTGATCGCAACTGGATGGACTCCTCTGCCGCCGGAGAAGCGTCCGCCGGACTGAGGTGCCTTTTGAGCCTTAGAAAATCCACCGTCGAATCGGCCGAAAAGCCCAATAAACTGGATACTTCCGCAACTTCTAAAGTTGAACGTCGTCGCCGCAAACGCGCCAGAATGTCCTCGCCCGTTCGCGTCCGGCTCGTTAATTCGGACGCTGCTTTTCAGGAGGTTTGCAATACCGTCGACGTGTCTCGCGACGGCATCCTGTTCGCCTCCCCTCATTCCGGGTATTGGGCGGGACAGCGTCTTGAGGTCACTTTCCCCTATTCAACAGCCCCGACTGCCCTGAACAATCCGCAAGCCGCCAATGTCGTCCGTGTGTTCGACCTCGGCGGCGGGCTATTCGGCGTGGGAGTCCAATTCGCGTCCGCGGCGGCTTCGCGTCCATCAGCCGCAGCTTCACCGGATGGCGCAGCTTCGCGGCCGGAACGCACCAGTCTGTCTGTGCTTGTTCTCGTCGTTGAATCGGGGACGCTGGCCGCGGATCAGCTGCGCAATGCCTTGCAACGCGACGGATACACGGTAATCGTCGCCTCCAGCGCACAGGCAGCTTTGGACATCCTCAAAACCACCGTCCCGGCCATTCTTGTGATTACCGACGATTCGGATATCAACGGTCGCGATCTCTGCCTCGCCGTCAAATGCAACGAACGCTGGAAGCAAGTTCCTGTGGTCCTGCGCACCAACTCAGACCGGCCGGTGGGTTCGCAAACGAGTCAGCGCGAAGCCGTTGTGTCTGTCCCGAAGTCTTCCGGTGAGACCCGCCTGCTCCAAATGGTCCGTTTGCTCGCTCCCCCGCCTGCTAAACGCAGTGCCTACGGAGCAATTCAGAAAGATCTCGAGCGCTCCCTCTAAGTTCACCATTGCAAGCGGCAACCTATGCGAGTGGTTGCTGCTGCTGTTTCTGCTGTTTTAGCAAATAGTCTCGATGGAACAACGCATGCGCCCTGACGTTCGCGTATCCCGCTGGCGCTTCTATTTTCGCCACCTGTCCGGCATCCGACGAAAACCACCTCAAGCAAACCTCCAGCTCCACCGCATGATTGTCCGCAAACTCATCCGGCATAATGCTCGGCAGCATCACCTCTATGCCGCTCGCATCATCACGCTTCACTAGCGGCGTCTCGGCCACGAGTTGCGCGATCTCCCGGTATTGCTTCGTCCGCGACTCTTCATCCGGAATGATCAACTCCTCGAGCCCTATCAGCCGCTTCACCAGAGCTAGATTTTCGGGATTCGCCAGCATCGCTTGAATCTGCGGTTCGGGGCTCGACATCAATTGCAGCAACACTGCTCTTTGCTGAGCCCACAGTGTCGGGTATTGTTCGTCCGTTTCGGGGTAGCTGAATAGATTCCCCTTCAAATCCGCTAACCGAATCCATTTCGACTCAAATGCCGACCCGGCTCCTAACAGCGTCACCTCCACATCTGTCGGCCGGTTCCGTCGGAAGCAATCCACCGCAAGTAGCATCACGTCCGCATGGAAGAACTTCATCCGCCGCCAGACGAGTCCGATCCGGCCCATCGCCTGATCGCGCGCCATGGCGTACCCAGAAGCCGTATCGTTGTTTGCCATCGCGCCGCCGAACAGTGCCGGAAACGCGCCAGTCAGGAATTGCGCCACCGGCCCCATCAAAGCCGCTGCGTGTTGCGCGAGGTCGGGAGGCACTTCCGCGGGCGCTGGCTGAAAGAATCCCGCAGCAAGCGACTGTCCCGGCTTCGCCCTCGCCGGATAGTGCGCCCCGGGCTCCGCCGTTTGGTTCTGCAGCGCGTCAAAATCCAGCACTTCGCTATCCGCGTAAATCGGCGGAATCCCATACTCGTAAGTTTCGATCTGCAAATTCGACAGGCTGTTGAAGCGCTCCTGTACGCTGATCAGCGAGTCTCCTAGCGCCGGTCTGCCGCTCGATCCGTCGCCGGGCAGGGCGTGGAGCACTCGCCAGTGATCGTCCATGCTTTCATTTCGCGATTCGCAGTACGCGTCCCCGGCGAACGCAACGTATGCGCCGTCCGGAAAGAGTTGCAGCAACTCATCGCGCAGCGATTTGTCCTCGAGAGCGAAAAATGCCCAGGGCCGCAACCACGTCCGCTGAAACGTGACCAGGTTGATGTTATAGTCGCCGCCCTCGGTCAGGGGTCCGCCCTGCGATTGAGCCAACCGAGCCAATCGTTCGTACTCCTGCCCGCCCGTCGCTACCGGAGATCCAATTTTGTCGGACGCATGTGGGTACGCAGCCTTCAACCGCGCCTGGTGCACCTCCATGTTCCATTGAAGGTAGGGGTACTCATTCATTTCGTTCGCCCACGGCGGCGTCTTCAGCTCAAGCCCTCCGACGATCGTCACCACCTCCTGCCCGTTCGGCACGCGCAATCGCCTTTGAGCAGAGGGCACCGTGATCGCCTCCGCCGCGACGAAATTCTCTTCTGTCAACAACGCGCCGCACGCCACGCAGATGCCCGGCGAAACGTTGATGTTCGAGCCGGCGCCGTCGGCCGTCTTCCTGCTTGCCTTGGACGTGCCCTCCGCTTCTTTTTCAACCCCGCACTCCGGACACACATACACGTCGTTGCCGACCTTCACTTCTTTTGCGCCAACCTCCGTCTCCGGATGAAATCCAAACCTCTGCCCGTCGACGACATACCTCACGTATGCACCGACCTTCCCATCCGTCCAAAGATTGAACGCCTCTTCGACAATCAAATTCCCGATCCGGTTATTGCGTTCAACTAGACCCGCCACTTCGGTCGCTGCCTTTGCTGCCGCAACATCCTCTTCAGCCTGTGCCGACGTCGGAAAAAATCGCACGCGCGGTACGTCTTGCGACAGTACGGAAACCAACGATAGCCCAAACGCCTGATAAATATTGGTCACGAATTCATAACGCGGCAAATCTTCGAGCGACGAGTTGTCGAGCAGTTTCTGTTCAAACGGCAAATGCCAGTTTTGGTCCCGCTCATCCCACCAGAGATATTGCAGTCCGCGCCAGAATTGGTGGGCTTTCTTGATCCGCCTCACCTCGTTTCGCCGCGTCGCCTCCGACTCGTACGCGTACTGAAACACAATCCGTCTCAGCGCTTCCTGCAAACGCTCGGGCAACTCCTCATTGTTCGGTCCGTACGGCCCGGTGACTTCCACATCTGAAGGGAAGACGGGGCGATCAGGCGATAGACGCGAGGGGTCCGCAGACGCATCTCGACGCTTTCCTGTCGCCCCGTTCTGTGGCACCACACTCGTTGGCCGCACCCGTCCTTCGATCGAACTTGCTGCCGGTCCTTCCACCGGAACGATTGCCGGATCGGCTTCCGTGTAGCTCTTATCGATGGACATTGTGCCTCTCTGTCGAGTGTCGGGGTTGTGCCGGCATGTCACTACGGAGTGAGAGCCTCGGCCAGGAGCCCGTTGAATATCTTCCGTTATCCGAACTACCAGTAACGCCGGCGAGCGCCGCCACCAAGTTCGCCCGCCATTCCCGCAGCGATGAAGTTAGGTGTCGCTAACCAGCCGCGCGAGTGTGCTGCTTTTAGACTTTTGATTCCTATGTATCTGCGGCCGGCCCGAGTGGCGGGCCTCTGTGACGGGAGTCCTACTGGCCGGAGTCGTTCTGAAACTCGCCGCGCAGGAAATCCGTCAAGTCCTGGTGGTCGGCGAACACATGGGTTTCGGGTGCCTGACTCGACAGACGACTGCCCTGAGCCGCATCACCCGCTGGCTGTCCACTGTTTGATATCAACGCGTTGATGAAGTCATCATCTACGTTCGATTGCGCAGGAGTCCCGGTCGCGACGCTCGCGCGATGAACGCGCGCGACGAATCCTCGCTGCGCCCGCCCGGAATGTGACGGCACCACCTCTGCTACTTCGATCTCGACGCGATGGATCGGCCCTTGCCCCCCTGTCTCGCTGGAGCGGCCGCTCGCATCAGATGCGCTGCGTGCCAACCTGCCTCCGCGCGTAGACAGCGCCTCATCCGCGTCCCGTGCGGCCTCCAGTGCGCCTCCTGCAATCGGATTGATGTGATACCGTCCTCGAACAAACGGCATGGTGCCTCCTATGTCGCACAGCCACCATCGGCGGTGCGCCTCGTATGCTTTGTACTTTCTGTAGTGGGAAGACTGTCGAGTTTCGGTCGCCGTTCGCTTTTGATGCGCAGTCGCTGGTCTACCAGCACAGTTTTATCTGCGTTCTTAGCACCTCAATCGACCAGTGAAAATTGGCTAGCGGACCTTTTGTTTCACTGACTCTTGCTCGCAATACCTATTTCCGGTCCCTCTGCCGATCCCCCGTTCTTTCGTCCTCGCCGAACCAATCTCCAATGCCTGGTTGATCTGGTGCCAGGATCTTCGTCTCAATGGAGCGCCACCAGCCGGAGCTACTCGCCGGACGCCGGTTCGTGGGCCGATACCTTTCAGTCGCGCCACGCCGGCCGAGTCCAGTCCCGAAGAGCTCTTATTCCCAGGTGCATCGAACTGGCGTTCGTTCTCCGTTTGATCCGTCAATACGGTGACCGGCGGAATCCCCGCAACCCCAAGAATCGAATTCAGCAGTGCGCGATTCTCCACGCGCAGCCGCGCGACTTCCGCCTCAAGCGACCGTGTGTATCGCGTCGCTGTCAATTGCCTCAAAGCCTCTCGCACTCGCCCCATGGTTTCTCCCGCCTTAACCAGCAAAGTTTTTGAACGCAGCGTTCGCGCCTCTCCACTCTGTCGCGCCGCTCTTCGTGCTCTCCGGCCGCTCTCGGTGGCCTCTGTGTTCCTTCTCGTCTTTTCGGCTTCCGGATCGCGGTGAGTCTATCTGTCAGAAATGCACCCTGCCGTACATGCGGACTCATCGCCTTGGCCTTCTTCCCACGAACACCGGCTGCACTCGCCGCGACTCGTCAATCTGCGCCTTCCGCGCCTGAATCGCTCGAATTGTGGGATCGACCGAAGTCACCCTCTCGGCCAGTCGTTGCTCGATCGGCGGCTGCGAATGCGCACCGCGAATCCCGTATCTTGATTTCAGCCCGTATCGTGCCGCGTCTGCCGGATCGTCGCCGTCCATCTTTTCGATGTCTTCGATTCGTGCCGCATCGCGCACTAGAGTAGGCAGCGTCCGAATCAGCTCAACGCAGTTGTCCGTGAGGAACCACTCTCTCGCATCAAGCATCTGGTACATCAACATCCATCCGCTCACCCGGTCGTCATCCGCCGGAACAGGCCGCGGAAACCCAGCGTCGGCGAAAATGTCTCCCATCTGTTCCGCAATCGACGCTTCGTCAGTCCTTCGGGCAAAAGCGTCTGGCGAGAGATAAATCGCATCGATCTTTTCTCTTCCGCCACCCTCACCCATGCTCGCCAGACTGCGCCCGATGATTTCTCGCGCCAGGTCGCGTGGAGCCGTTCGCCGCGTCACAAACTCGCGATATGTAAACGTTTGGTGTCCTCTGTCCGCTCCCCTTCGCTCCCCGTTGCGTATCGCGGTGGAATTCTCAAATACCGGCACTTTGGCCGTGCTGACGTGTTCCTCCGTGGCTCGAATTCGCGCTGGCTCGGAGCCAGGCGGCACACCCGCGTGCCAGTAAACCGCTGCCGGGTGCTCGAATCCCCAGTCGACCGAGATCCATCGCGGCCACCACGCCTTCCACTCAATCTCTTCCGGACGAAAAACGCTCTGCGCCGGGTCAAATCGGTCGAAGTACTGTCCAGCGAATACGTCCCAGTCCCCGTCGAGGAACGCGCGGCGTAAATGCGATGGAAGCGCCCGCAACGTCTTCAGATAGCTCTTGTCCGACGCGTAGATCGGATTGTCCGTGACCCTTGCCGGAATGAACTCGTAGTCCGCTGGATCATACTGATCCGGATGATCCATTCCGCTTGCGGGATTTTTGTCGATCCACAGTGCTTTCACCCAGGCGTGGCCAATGTTCCCCGGATTTGTCGCTCCGGCCATGCAAGGGAAAGCTCCCGCCAGCGGGCATCTGTTCCGGCTAGTCAAGAATTGCCATTGCCGCAGCGTGAAGAGCGTCAGTTCGTCGATACCGATGAAAAGGAATTCGGCTCCCTGATACTGATAAACGTCCGCTTCCTTTTGGCAGTACCCGAACCGCAGCGTCGACCCGTTCGTCATCGTTACGATGTGCTTCGATTCATTGAAAGAGCGGTACAACTCGCGTGGCACGTCCTTCCTGAAATACGTGAGCAATGACTGCTCGAGTTCCGGAAATGTTCTCCGGAGGACCAGCACGTTCGAGCCAGGATGCTCGTGGGCCTGCAAGATCGCTTCGAACAGCAACGCCTTCGATTTTCCCGGTCCGGCCGCTCCGCCAAACAGCCGGTACTTAGCCCGAGACGCGTGAAACTGGTTCTGCTTCGCGAATGGTTTGTACTTCAGGTCGACTTCCATCCAATGTTCTGCACCGGACGTGATTCTGGCGGGCATTGCCTCGCAAATTCAGCGAATGTGTTGGTTGGGGATTTAGGCGCAGTCCAAACGCGCGGCCCGGGACTGCAGGACGGTACCGTGGTCTCAATTCGTGCGTCGCTACGCTATCGGGTTGTGATAAACCGCGGCCAGTGCAAGGATTCCTGCTGCCGCTGCGCTGAAGACAGGATACTGGCCGATAAGAGCTCTTCCTGCCGGTGTGATGACGAATGCGGCCGCCGCTGTCAGCGCGACTGCGAACACGTGTGTCACCTTCTTGAATTTGCTCATGAGTTCGCTCCTGGTCCTGAAATGGTTGTTTGGTCGTTAGGCCGATTTGGAGTGCGATGGAGTGCGGGAACGGCCCGCCGCGGCGGCGTGTTGCTCTCGTTTTATGTCGAGATCAGTTCAGTAATCCGTTATCCGCTTGTTGACTGGCGGCTTCTTCTTCTGCGTCTGTGAGATCGCCTGCGGACTTCTGGCTGGCATCGTCACCGATACTTCCGACTGAGCCTCTATCGGCAGCCGGTAAGGCCGCTGCCGTCTTGATTCGCGGCTGCTCCCGCTCCGGCCGAGCCACGCTGTGAATCAACCTGACGCGCAGTGGCGCGCTCGGTGCCGCCGTGGTATCTCCCGCAAGCAGCTTCGTACACTCTTTCACAAACTCGATCAGCAATTTCTTGTCGCTATCCTTTACGGGAACGATGCCCTTCAGCGCGTCCAGCGTATACGCGCACGTTTCCGCAATTGTGTACTCGTCAATTCCGTGTTTTCGCAAGGCGATCCCGATCGGAACTCTCTTGTGGGAGCGCTGGTCCCTTTTTCGCGTTTCTGAGGACTCTCTGCCTTTGTCGCTTTGCGGCGTTGTGATAAATGAATCTTTGGTCGGCATGTCGTTCCCCTCTTTCTGTTTAGAGACAAGCCAATCAGGTGCATGTGTAGAACGCCAAGACGTTGGCTCGACACCGCGTCCATACGCCGGATTCGAGTAAAAACGACCGTTGATGATAGGCATTAGCGTTCACCGAGCGCTGAGGATCAGGCGCGTGCACGGCCCCGAACAGAACGCGGCACACGGGCCACGTCTGTGCACCTATCCAAGGATTTGAACTGTAATTCCGCTCCCGCCCGTGATCGAGCTCACCTTCGCGCGAATGAAATTCGCGCGGACGCCTGTCACCGTGCGCGCTTCGCCCGTAGTCGCCGTCGATGAATCGATCGTCGCGTACTGCGCGTCCGAGTCAATCATCGCAGTCTGCAGCGCCACGTTGATCGCCGACGGCGACGATCCATACACCGTCTGCCATCGGATCGTGCGCCCGTTCTCAGGGAACCCGGCGTAGCTCGGCAAAGCAAATTGCTGGCTCGACTGCCCCGCTGTTGGCGCTTCGGCGTTAAACGCCAGCGCCACGTCGCCCGGAAACACCGAGTAGGGCGGAACTTGTGCATTGTAATTCGGCATGTTTCCTCCGGAAGATTCAACTTTTCGGAATTCAGAACGACTGAAGATCTTTACGTCCGTCGTAACTCATTCTCGAGGTACAAAGTCGCGCGCACACGCGTCCTTTCCTTGGCACGATCGGCCAGGATTCCTACGCCAGTTCGCGCAACTATGGCTCAGGATGTGAAAGAGGTAGCGCGCCGGTTCAGGGGGTCTCCTGAGGACTGTCCGGCGCGCACTTTTTGAGGATAACGAAAACCTTTATATCACA